GGACGGTACGTTACAGTTGACTTCATCAACGGTGTCGAAAAGATTGCTCTCCCTGAGTTTTCAAGATGGTGCCCACCATCATTACTTACTAACGGTTCGTGGACTGACTCCTATGATAAGCAGTTACGAACACTTAATTTTGAAAACGGCTCATTTATCGAATTTATGTCTTACGACCAGGAGTTGGAAAAGTTTGCGGGGACGAGTCGCCATTTTACTCACTTCGATGAAGAACCGCCCAAAAATATTTTCACTGAATGTGTCCTGCGGTTGCTCGACGTTGGAGGGTCGCTTTGGATCACAATGACTCCTGTAGAGGGTATGACTTGGGTTTTTGATGATCTTTACGAGCCTGGTAAAAAAGGTATCGACTCTAGTATTTTAATTGTTGAGATTGATACTCACGAAAACCCGTACCTTGCTACATCAGAAATTGAGTTTATTGCAAGTGGTCTTGACGATGATGAACGCAAGGCTCGTATTGAAGGTAAATTCATCCACATCGGTGGACTTATTTACAAGCAATTTCATGAGAGCACTCATGTTCTGAAAGAGCCTCTTGATCTTAGTCTTATTAAGTCGTGGGAATGGTATGCATCTTTAGATCATGGTTTTAATAATCCTACGGCGTGGTTGTGGCACGCTGTCAGTCCTGACGGAAGGGTGATTACATTCGATGAACACTACGAATCAGGGCACACCATCGATTATCATGCACATAAGGTGCATTCGATTAATCAGAGCCATGATCGCCCGCCTAGCGTTTATATTGGCGATCCAAGTATTCGTAATACCGATCCTATTACTGGTACTAGTATTCACGAGGAATACCTCAAGTACGGTATTCCTATCGTGCTTGGCAATAACGACGTGCGTGCAGGTATTAGCAGGATGGCCCGCTATCTTAATGTGGTGGAAACAGAGTCTGGTGCTCGACCAAGTTGGATGATTGATCCCCGCTGTAGGAATTTTATTTGGGAGTTGCAGCGTTATCGTTGGCGCACTCCTGTAAATAAGAAGTTAGCGGAACGCAGCAACCCGATGGAAGAACCGCTTAAGAAGAACGATCACGCTTGCGACTCGGCTCGTTATTTCATTATGGCCCGACCTGACTTAACTCCTTACGTAACTAAAGAGCAGCCTCATAACTTAAACATGATTGGCGCTGCTGAACCTTTACCTGCGAATGTTACGCCGGCTGATATTAATAGAATTGAAACAGGTACTCAGTGGCAGCAAGAATACGGAGAAGAAATTGACGAACAAATGGGAGGGGAATGGTAAGTTAATAGAAATGCTTGGCGGGAAGTAACTAGCAGGGTAGACTGGCCCTGTAGCCCGATCTATGTCCTTTGGAGGGACAATGACTGTAGATCCAACAATTAGTGAGGACAAGTTAAGGGCTGACGCCTTTGACAACGAGCCTGCCGCTAACCCGACCGTTACTGCTACTCGCGTTAGTGGCACTAATTCGGATCGGGAAGTTGAGGCACCTGAGGGATCGGCCGAAGGCGCTAAGTTAGTGGAAACCGATTTCTACAACATTCAGGACGGCACGCGAGGTCGTTTAGGTGGCGTCTACTTAGACCGCGTCGAGCAGGCTCATGCTGAGCAGTATCGTGCGTTATCTGAGGGCCGTGAGCCTGACTATAAGGACATGCCTGCTACTGCGGGAACGCAGTTAGTTACGGAAGCCCGTCAGGTCGATAACGTTTACAGCAACCCGTCTAGCGCGGTTGTTGCTCCGTTAGAGGAAGTTGAGCCGCATGCTACGCTTCCTGTTGACGTTGGTATTGCAACTACGGAAACTGACGTTAATACCTTACAACAGCATTTAGATGAGGCCGAGGCACGTAACGAGTCTCTCGACAATGAGCCTACTGGCACTACTGTCGAGACGGGCGCAACTCCTGAGAATCCTGAGGACGTTAACGCTAACGTTAACCCGAATGCCACTACGTACCCTACGCCGGGTAGTTACGGCACCGACTCGTAAGGTAAACAATGACCTCGGAAATTACAGAACCTACCACTAATCCTGCGGCGGCTCGGGTGCAGTTAATTGAAGCACCCGTAGCCAGCCCGGGAGTTTGCATTCTGTGCGGTAAGAGTCAGCATCCCGATGGTTTTGCGGACGCTAAGTTAGATTTCGAGTTTTACGGGTCTCTTTATCTATGTGGTGATTGTGTAGGAGATTTTGCTCGTATTTTCGGGTGGATTCATCCTCGTCAGGCTCAAGCGTTAGCGTATAAAGTTAACGAGTTAGACGAGCAATTACGTATCCATAGAGAGGCCTTACTTAACTTGGAGTCCGCAGTTGAACATCTCACTGATTATAAGTTGCTTCGTAATTCTACTGCTGATGTTGATACTAGTAAGTTTAATGTCAGTAATGTGGATGAGGGAACAACGGAAACTGATGACTCCCCTAGTGGAACAGTTGTCAACTTCCCAGGCGCAGATTCTAGCACAGAATCAAACCCTAGCGAATTTGCTCCAGAGCAAGGATCCGATGACGTTCCAGGCTCTACAAGTAATGAATCCTCAATTCCAATCCTCGACCTCTGATGCTGAGATTGAGAATTACGTTAGTACCGGTAACGATGCTGCCGAGTACGCACAATGGGCTAAGTTAAATGGAGAGGTAAATTCGTTAGATGACAACAACGACCCTGACCTCTCACTCGCCGGATGGCTCCCCACCGGAGACTGAGTTAGATTTACAGAATATCTTAAATGCTGAGCAAGAAAAGAAACTTGCGCAGTGGGCGGGGGAGCAGTACCGTAAAATTAAGAATGCACGTACTAGTATTGAGCGCCAGTGGTACATTAACCTGGCGTTTTATTTTGGGCGGCAGAATATTGCTGTAATTTCAGCCCCTACATCTAGTAATGGTTTTAGACTTCACGTTCCTAAAGCCCCTCCGTGGAGAGTTCGACTTGTTATTAATAAAGTGCGAACCATTGTCCGACGTGAAGTTGCAAAGATGGTTGCACAGAAGCCGCGTTTTACGGTCGTCCCCCGTAGTACAGAAGATGATGACCAAACAGCGGCCCGCGTCGGTGAAGCAATCTTTGATGCTGCGTACGCTGATAAGAAATTAAAGACTATTATTAGGCGTGCGTGTTGGTGGGCTAGCATCACCGGGGTAGGATTCATTAAGGATTGGTGGGACCCTAGCGAAAAAGATAAGTTAGGTACGCAAGGAGATTTTTGTTACGAAGAAATTGATCCTTTTCATATCTTCGTTCCTGATTTTGATGTGGTTGAATTAGAGAAGCAACCGTATCTCATTCATGTTACTGTTAAATCTCCTGAGTGGTGCAAGGTACATTACCCTAATCTACCTGTAACAGTTAACGCTACAGCGGCATCTGATCTACTCGACGATGCTTTCATGGGTATGATTGGTGCTAAGTCTCCTGAGTCCTCTAATTCTGTTCTTTGCTTAGAGGTATGGATTAAGCCTGGAGGCCACCCTGATTTTCCAAAGGGCGGTATGTTTACTGTTCTTGGTGACCGAATGGCGCAAATTTTTAGAGAGTATCCTTATCAACATGGCGAGTTCCCGTTCGCTAAGATTGACTACATCGAGACAGGTAAGTTCTACGGCACGTCAGTTGTAGAGGATATTGTCCCTATCCAAAAGGAATATAACCGTACTCGTTCTCAGATTATTGAGAACAAAAATCGTATGGCAAAGTTGCAGTTAATGGCACCGCGTGGTTCTGTAGATGTTCAAAAGATTACCTCAGAACCGGGACAAGTAATTCTTTACACGCCAGGTTATAATGCACCTTCGCCGCTTCCCTTACAAAATCTTCCTGCCTATGTCTTAGAAGAAGTTCAACAACTTCAACAAGATATGGATGATATTAGTGGCCAACACGAAATTAGTCGGGGGCAGAACCCTTCGCAGGTTACAGCAGCGACGGCTCTTTCTTATCTACAAGAGCAAGATGACACTATGCTATCCGGCCCGATCGAAAGTGTTGAGTCGGCTGTCGAGAAGTTAGGTCGTCATACACTTGCCTATGCTGGACAATATTGGTCCGAAGGTCGGATGGTACGTAATCTTGGTGAAGATATGTTCTTTGATGTGCATATCTTTAAAGGCGAAGATTTAAAGAATAACTTTGACCTCCGTGTAGAGAGCATGTCTGCTCTACCGACGAGTAAGGCGGCTAAGCAAGCATTTATTATGGACTTAATTAAACTTGGTGCTGTGCAGCCTCAAGATGCTTTACAGGTCCTTGAAATTGGCGGCATTGAAAAGGTCTATGAGTCCTATCTTGTAGATCAACGACAGGCACAACGTGAGAATCTCAAGTTACGTGAAGGCACTAAGGTCTCAGTTAATGATTGGGATAATCACGAACTGCATGTATTAACCCATAATAAGTTCCGTAAGACACAACAGTTTGAATACCTGTCAGATGATATTAAGGCTCTTTATCACGAACACGTAGAAATGCATAAGGCAGCAGTTGTGGCTAAGCAACCGGCTATGTTGCCACCGGATCCTAATAATCCTAGTGGAAATGCTGGTCCACCCCCACCTGTTGATCCTACAATGGGGGAAGCAGGACCCCCTGATCCTGGACAACCACCATTACCGGAAGGAACAATGTAATGGCAGATAGCGATATTGGCGAATTAGCAGGTTTCGTTGATAAGCGACGGACTAAGGGGCAGTTAGGTTCTGCTCTTGCCACATCTGGTAACTATGATTCGATCGGTGCGATGCGAACTAGGTTGGCTGCGGTTAATGGAACTTACTACACTACAGCGCGACTTAATCAAATGACTGAGAATGATTTAATGTACGCCTTACGGCAGGCTGACGACTCGGCAGGCATTCGATGAACAATCCATTAGTTTTCTTATCGTTCGTTGTAGGATTTTTCGCAGGTGTAGTTGTCTGCTTATTAGTTCACTAGGTCAGGGCCTTAAAGGTACAGCCTAATTACCTCGGAGAAGTTAATGACACAGCCCGCACAACCACAAGTGGATTCGGCACAAGCGGTACAGGATGCTTTAGCGGCAGCCCAGGCTGGAAACTCTAACGGTCAGCCCGCTACGCAAACAGACCAGCCGCCGGTCCAGCCGGTAACTACGCAACCAGAGCCTACGCAGCAACAGCCCGCTCCTGTTACGCCGGGCCAGGTGCCGTATGCTAATGAGTTAGCGCAATTACCGGAGAGCATTCGTCCCGCTGTAGAGCCTATCTTTAAGGAGTGGGACGCGAATGTTACTCGGAGGATGCAAGAGGTACAGTCGCAGTATGAGCCGTGGAAGGCTGTTATTGAAAGTGGCGATCCTGAGGAAGTTCAGGGAGCGTTACAAGTTGCATACGCATTACAAAACGACCCAGAGCGTTTCTTACGCGCTTTTGCGGATTCGTTTCCAGACTTAGTGCAACAAGTCTTACAGCCACAACAGCCACAGACTACTACGGTTTCTACTAGCGATCAGGGCCAGGGTGACCTCGATCCGAATGACCCGTTAGTTCAGAGGGTTGCTCAGTTAGAGCAGATGTTAGGGCAAGCAGTTCAAGGATTTACAGGATTTACTCAGCAACAACAAGAGACTCAGCAACAAGAACAGTTGACTAAGGTCATGGAGCAATTGCACCAGCAACATGGCGACTTTGATGATACTTATGTCTTATCTCAGATGGCCTATCGAGGGCTAACACCGGAACAAGCGGTTACTGAGTTTAAGAATAATATCATCGCTAAGTACGGTCAACCTGCTAATCCTGTAGTTCCTAATGGACAGCCTGTACAGCAAACTGCTCCTTCTGTTGTTCCTTCTGGCGGCGGGCAACCGGCAACAGCATTTAATCCTGCTGAAATGTCGGATTCAGAAACTCGCGCCCTGGTTACTCAACTACTAGAACAAGCCAACAGGCAACAGTAGTTGAACAGGGCATCCAATACAGGAGATTAGATGCCCGCATCGCTTACTACGATTAATGCGATCACTAAGGAAATTTATACTGGCAAGATTCAGTCGCAACTCCAAAACGAAGCCGTTGCTATTAAGCGGATCGAAGGTTCAAGCCAGGGAGTTACGTCTGACGTCGGTGGAAAGTACGTTACTTTCCCCATCAAGGTTACTCGTAACGCTGGTATCGGTTACCGTAACGAGTTAGAGCAACTGCAAGCAGGCGGTCAGGGCGGTTACGCTTCTGTTCGCGTGCCGCTCCGTTACGGTTATGGCCGTGTCCGTATGTCTGGTCAGACCATGGAACTGGCAGAGAGTAACGCTCAGGCATTCGCTAACGAGATGGACCTCGAGATGAACGGCCTTAAGGAAGATTTAGCGAAGGACACTAACCGTATTGTTTACGGTGACTCTACGGGTACTATCGCTACTGTTCCTAACTCCACGACTACGGTTAACACGTGTGTCGTTGCTAATGGCCAGTTAGTCGAGGTTGGTCAGCAGGTTGACATTGGTACAGCCGCTCAGTTAGCCGGTGCTACTGCCCCTGCTACTAACCGCCAGATCACAGCCTATAACGCTTCCACTAAGACAGTTACGTTTGACGGTTCGGCCGTTAGCCTTTCTGCTAACTCGCTGATCGTTCGTACCGGTAACTACCTTCGTGAGCCAAATGGCTTTAAGTCCATTGTCTCTAACGCCGGTGTTCTCTTTAACGTGGACCCCGCTGTTCAGAGTAAGTGGGCGGCCGTTGTTGACTCTAACGCCGGTGTTAACCGTGCGCTCTCTGAGGGTCTTATGATCGCTAACACGGATGCTGTTCGTGTTTTCGGCGGTCGTACTTCTGTTATCCTCGTGGGTCTTGGTGTGCGACGTGCGTACTTCAATCTGCTCTCTCAGCAGCGTCGTTACGTTAACACTAAGGACTTTGCTGGCGGTCTTACGGGTCTTGCCTTTAATAACGGACGTGAGATTCCTGTTATTGAGGACCCTGACGCTCCGGCTAACACCATGTATGGCCTTGATGAGTCTAAGTTCAAGATTTACCGCGACAAGCCGTGGGATTTCTTACGCGCCGACGGTACAATCTGGAAGTGGGTTCACGACTTCGACGCTTTCGAGGCCATCCTTAAGCAGTATTGGGAGATTGGCATTAGTCAGCGAAACGCCCATTGGGTGATTCAGGACTTGACTGAGGGCTAATTTCTAAGTTTAGACTGCTAACCTTAGGCTGGGCGGGTGTAGGGAGTAATTCCGAGGGCTTCTTACACCCGCCCTGGCCCTGCCTTAAGGATTAAAATTGGTTTCCAGTAGTGTTGCGGATGCTAAGCGTGCTCGCTTTCAAGCGGACACGCCTTCTTCACTTTCTGACCTTGCTGATCTGGAATGGAATTTTTACTCAACGCAGAGCGGCTTAACTCCTGCGAGTAAGTATTCGATTACAGATCATAAGATGGCGTATTATAAGTTAAACGGCGCTGTAGGCGGCTCAATTAGAGATATTGAGACTGCCTTTTTTAAGGCACAAGGCGCGGTAGGTTCATCTTATGATGACATTCGCTATGATTTTTATGCGAACCGTCAGTTCTTTATTCCTAGCGTACTTGCTGGCTTAGAACTTTGGCTTGAAGCCGATAATATTAGTAATGCTGTCCTTGCTAGTGATTCGTTTGATAGAAGTAAAAATTTAGTTATTAATGCAGGAATCACTACTTCTTGGGCTAATTGGGGTACTGACACAATCGCTTCTTTTGCGTCTGGTGGACCTAATAACTATGCGTACGCAACGCAAACAGAACAAGCCGGTAATGGCGATCGACGGTATGTAAGTGTTCCAGGGGCTTTTTCGTTAAAACCTAATACTACGTATACTGCTTCATGTTGGGTTAATCCATCAGTAGCCGTTAATATTACAGTAGATGTAACCGGAAATACATCGGGTGCTGCTACCCCCAATAACGATTATAAGTCTTTAATTGCCGGATCATGGCAACGGATTTATACTACTTTCACCACTGGACCTACGGCGGACTCACAGACCTATACTTTCACCACTATTGCCCAGGCGTTGATCCCTGTAGGGCAGTCTATTAGTGTATCAGGCCCACAAGTTGAATTAGGCTCTAAACCTACTGCTTTCGTATGGGGCGACGCTACACATCTGGGCACTACGGATCAAGGTCAATCCTGGCGCGTAGATAACGGGACTATGGGTCTTGTTAACGGAAAAGCAACAGCGCCGTCAGGGACTAATGCTATTGCAGTTTTTGATCTAGGTACTCCTGATGTGGCTATCACCGAAACAGTAGTCCTACAAACGCTTTCTCAGGCGCGCACTTTATTTAGGTATACCGATGCTAATAATCACTACGCTGTAAATGTATCACAGGGAACTCCTGGCGTAATTTCTATCAATAAAAGAGTCGCGGGAACTCTTTCAGTATTAGGGTCTGCGTCTGCTAGTGTGCCCTTAAATGTGGGCGTCCCTTATAGTGTTAGTATTCTTGCTAGCGGCCCTCTTTTAATTGCAATTATTAGCGGTGGAGATATTGCTGTACCGGTTAGTGTAAATACTATAGATGTTACCTACCCTACTCAAACTTTTGTCGGAATTAATCCTAATAATGCTTCTGGATTAATGGCAACTTACGATGATTTTACAGTTAAGACCCCTACTTATAATGACGGTGCTGTCCTTCCAATCTGGCCAGATAGAGGCCCTTATGCACGGCACGCTATTCAAACTAATACGGCAAAACAACCGTTGTTTCGTAGTGCAAGTTCTAACTTACTTTCATATGATTCAGCAACTTTTGAATTGGGTAGTGGCGGTTGGTTTAGTAGAAATAATTGTACCTTACAACAAACTAATGCTCAAAGTCTTTATGGATCTAAGAGTTTAGCCGTCTATCCTGCGACTACTGGTTCTTACTCAGTGAGAATGCCTACTAATATTTTACCGGTATCTCCTGGGGATACTATTTCGGGCGAAGCATCATTACGTGCGGCTAATGTTGTCGGGTCCTTTCAACTTGTAATTGAATGGTTTGATGCATCAAATGCTTTTATATCTGCCAATGCAAGTGGTAGTGCATCTACTGTAAACAATGGATGGACCCGTATAGCGCATAGTGCCGTTGCGCCTGCTAATGCAGCATATGCTACTACATATGTCACTACTTCAACATCATTTTCTGGGCCTAGAACAGTAGCAGATGGCGCAACAACTAATGGTTCGACGCAGATAACTAGTGCTACCGCTGTTTTTGTAGCAGGTGACGTTGGACGATTTGTTACAGGCACAGGAATTCCTGCAGGTGCTTATATTGCTTCAGTTACTAACGCAACTACTGCTCAATTATCAGTTAATGCTACAGCAACGGGAGCGGCAGTTTCTCTGACATTCTTAGGGCAAGTACATTATCTCGATAATGCAGGTATGTATAAAGGTGCTTTACCTTCTGCATGGACCCCTCCTGTAACACTTCCTAACGGTAAGTCTTGTGTACAATTTGACGGTTTAGACGATGTTCTTAAATCTGCAGTAGGTTCATGGGCTTCAGCAACAGTATATTTAGTTCATCAACCTATCGCTCGAAGCACTACGCAAATACCGTTTCAGGCTAATAATGGAGATATTAGATCAGTATATGTTAGTGCTGCTAATCTTCTTAATACTTTTGCCGGAGCAGCATCCAATGGCCCCGCTGTAGATGGTTCTTGGCATGACCATGAAGGCCTATTTACGGGCATTGCCGGTACTACTACTGTTATTGTTGACGGTACTTCCTATACTCCTGGGGCAGATAGTCAAGCAGTAGGTGTCGATATTACTATCGGAGCAGATGCCGCAGGTGCAAGAGGCACACTCGGTCCTATTGCAGCGGTCCTAATGTTTAGTCGTGCCCTAACTACTACAGAACGTCAGCAAGTTGAGCGGTACCTTCGTAATAAGTACGCAACACCTTAACCTCGGAGAGCGTGATGGGCAAGTTTGGTAAACAAGATTTAAATGAATTACCTGTACCTATGGATGATGGGCATTGGATCAG